CCCTTTAGCGCCGTGCGAACCGCGGCAGGCCGCCGCCGTTCGACGCCGCGGCATCGCGCTCGGTGCGGCTCACCGGCACCCCGAGGATGGTCGAATGCACCACGTCGCCCGCTGCGCCGGGGGCGGCTTTGGTGGCGGCAAACCGGCTGACCATGCCAGACTTGATCAGCGGGGCCGTGGGCACGCTCACGCGCTTGGGCGTGGCTGCCACGGGCGCTGCCGCCGGGGTGGCACCCACGAGGTCGGGCATGTCCTCGTCCTCTTCCTCTTCGGCCGGGGCGGGCGCCCCGGCCCCGAGCGCTGCCAGCACCTGGGCCAGTGTGGCCTCGAACGCGGCCATGCGCTCCTCCAGCGTGGGGGCGGGGGCCACGGGGGCACCGGCTGCGGCGCCGTCCTTTTGGCTCTTGCCACTGCCCAGGTCGCCCCAGGCCGGGTTGCCAGCCGGTGCGGCGGCGGGGTCACCAGCGGGGGCGGGCGTGGGCTCAGACGTTGCCGTAGCCGCGCCGGCACCCGGCAGCTCCACGCCGATCGCCCCCGCCAGTAGCGTGATCAGTTGGTCCATCCGGCGGTCGGTGTCCTGCCGGCTCTTCGTCTGCTCAGCCATGAATGCCTCCACGCGGGCGTCGCGCGCCTGCAGGTATGCCGCCAGCTTTTGGCCGGGGCGTGGTTCATGCCGTCCGATGAACTTGTTGAACATGCGGCCCCAGTAATTGCGGCCCGTCAACTTCACGGCCGGCGCACCCGCGGGCGGCGGGTTCTTCAACGACTTGCTCACACCCAGCTTCAGCGCTGCCGCGTTGATCAGGCCCTCGACCGTGGTGCCTTCGGGCACCAGTAGCCTCGACTCGTCTTCCGGGTCGCCGTAGTCCAGGCGCACGGCCTCGCACACTTCGGCGGCCATGTGCTCGGGCAGGCCCATTTCTTCCTGCGCCTGGGTGATGCACGCGCCCAGCATTAGCTCGGTGGGCTTGCTGGGTATTTCGATCGTCTCGGGCTCATCGGGCAGGGCGTCTTCGGGCAGCAGGTCTTCGGGCATCGGGGGCGGTGGTGCCTCGGCCAGGGCGGCAGCGTCCTTGCCAGCCACCGGGGTCGGGCACTTTTGGCCTCGCGTAATCATCGACTTCTCCTCCTGCGGACCACCCGGTTTGGTGGCACAAATGGCGCGGGCCGAATCCTCGGGCGACCGATCGCCCTGGGGCTCGAACCCCGGCTTGCTCAGCACGGCTTGCACACACTCTTCGAAGGTGGCGTCCTTGATCTGCAGCGCCTCCTCCACGTCCCGCAGCATCTTGGCGTCGGCCAGCGTGGCGTCGTGCCCGGCCATGTCGGCCGCCATCACGGCGCGGGTGTCGCCGGGGGCATCGGGCTCGCCACCGGCCGACTCGCACAGGGTGGGTGTGGCGGTGGGCTCCTGCTCCAGGCAGGTGCGGTAGTTGACTAAGCCCGCTGGCTGCGGAATGGGCCCATCGCCCACGGCCTTGAAAAAGCGCCACTCGCGGCCCGTGGCAGGGCGATCAACGGCGGCCACTTCGCCCACGTCGGACTCCACGATTTCTCCGACGGTTTGCGCGGCGAGGTAGGCCGCCATTTCGTCAGCGCTGATCTTGCGTCGCCGTCGTGCCATGGGTTACGCCACCTCCTGTGGGCTGGGCACCAGGTGCAGCGGCACGACGCCCCATTGGCCCTCGATCGAGTAGCCGCGCAGCGTGCCCGCCTTGATTTGCTCCCACGCTTCGGGGTGCCAGCGCACGCCCATGACCCATGAGCCACGCGGAAAGTCAGGATCACCGGGCCGCGCGATGAACGATTCCACCACGTGCCCGGATGGAGCCCCGTCTTTCATGCGCAGCCCGGTAATGTGCATTAGGTTGGTGCCACCCTTGCGGGCGTTGAACTCGTGCGCCATCTTGCGCACCTCAGTTTCGGTGGCGTACTGGCCTTGTAGATCGACTTCCCAAGGGGCGTACACCACGTCGTAGGTGATGCGGTCGGTGGCTTCCTCGGGGCGGTGCACAAACTTGCACTGCACGTGCAGCTTCACGGTGGGGGGCTCGGCAAAGCGCTTGATGATGCTGCGCCGGATCAGCCCGCCGGGGGCGATGTCGGCCTTGGCGATGGCGAAAATGAGCGACCAGTTGTTGCGCACCCACTGCGCGGCACCCACCCCACCGGGCATGCTGTCGAGCACGCGCTTGGGGATGTGCACGTCGATGATGTTCTTGTGGTTGCCCGGGCGGCCCAGCCCCACGCGCACAAAAGCGCCGCCCGAGTCGGGGATCTCGCGCTCCTGGATGTCGTCGTACCACTTGTCGGCATCGCGCCACCGGCTGATGCCCACGATGATGGTGCCCCCGGCTGAGGAGGTGACGACGCTCGGTGGGATGCCCTTGGTTTGCACGGTGCGCTGGGCCGCCGGGGCGCGCAGGTCGATGCGCTTGGCCGGGGCGGCCGGCGCCGGGGCCTGGGGCTCGGCCGGCTGCAGGTCGTACGCTTGGGCCACGCCGCGCCAGGCAATCCCCTGGGCGTAGCGCTCGCTGTCGGGGTTGCCCGCCTTGCCAAAGATCGACAGGGTGCTCGTGTACATGCGGTCGTACACCTCGCGCCCGTACGCTGGCAGCCCGTCCAGGCTGCGCAGGGCCAGGGCAGTGGCGGCGGCAGTGCGCTCGTCCACGGGGGTGACCTCCTTGGTGGCCGGGGCGGCTTTGCCGGCGGCGGCCTCGGCGGCCAGGCGCTCGTTCACGCGCCCGAGCCGGTGGGCAATGCTTTCAAGCTGCCTGGGGTCGGCACGGCGTGCGGCGCCGCTCAGGTTCGCCAGCTCACGCACGGCGGGGTGGCTGCTGCCCAGGGTTTCGCGCGCGCGGGCGGCCGCCTGATCCACCAGGCCCCCCAGGCGGCGGCGCCCGGCTTCGGCCTCGGCCGGGGCCTTGGCACTGGCTACGGCCAACGCCACGGTCCGGGCCTCAAGGGCGGTGTTCGCAGCGCCGCCCGCGCCGTCGGTGGCAAAGCGACCCGTCTCGTCGCGCACGTACTCGCGCTTCAGCCCCTTGGGCACGGGCACGTTGGGCACGGGCACATCGGGTGGGGGCGGCATGGCGGGGGCCGCTTCTTCTTCCATGGCGGGCTCGCCAAGGGGCGGCCCCGTGTTGACGATGGTTCCGTCGGGCAGTGCCAGCTCGTGGTAGTGCTCGTCGGCCACTTGTCTCCTCGCCTCTTAAACGAAAGCCCTGCCCGCCATCGCTGGCGAACAGGGCTGCGTGAGCCGCGCTCAGGAGGTACATCCCCGGGACGGGGGCGATGCCATCCGTTTACGTGCCGCGCATGGGCCGTGTCAAGGGGTTTTTTCGTTGCCGTTGGTGGCGCCTGGGCCACCGGGCTGCTGGAGTATCCAGGCGCGGCGCTCGCGGCAGCGGCGGCAGTGGGCCACCACGGTGCCAGGGGGGTGCTGGGCAGCGCCGGTTTCGGGGTCTACGTCGGGGGGCAGGATGACCACGGTGGTGCCGGCGGGCACCTCTATCAGCAGGGCCCCGCACTTGAAGCACTCGACGCGGGCCAGGCCGGGCTCGCGGGTGGCGGGGGCAGCGGGCCAGCCCTCGCGCTCCAGCCGTTCGCGGCGACGGGCCAGGCGCTGTTCCAGTCGCTTGCGGCTGAGCACACGCTTTACTCGTCCTCTGACTGCGCTGGGCCAGGGCCAAAGTGCCGCGCAAACCACTCGCCGAACGGGTGGCTCGCCACCACTTGCGTGGGGTCACGAATCTCCACCACCTCGGCGTAGCGCTTTTCGTCCTCGGGAAGCTGAAAGTCCAGGTCATCCACTTCACTCGGTGGCGGCGGGCGAATACCCGGTGGCAGGTCGGGGTCGCGCCGCTGGTCGCGCGCAAACTCGGCTGGGTCGTTGGCACCATCCCACACGTCGGCATCGCTCAGGGCCTGCTCGGCGCTCAGCACCGGGATCTCGGTGCAGCGGCAGTTGCTACAGACAATGCCTTGTGCGACAATCCACCCCAGCGGGGATTGGAGGTCGTAGACGTGACCAGAAAACTCGAACTGCCGCACCTCGGCGACTGGATCGAAGAATACCTGGCCGGCACCTCGCTCAAAAAGATTAGCCAGCAGCACGGCGTTTCCCGCCCCGTTCTTATTCGCCGGTTCAAAGCGTGTGGCGTCGAGATTCGCGGCCGGTCCGACGCGGAGGTACTGAAGTGGGCCGCCATGAAGCTGGACCGTGGTGCTGTCGAGCGCCAATGCAGCGGGGCCTGGGTTGGGCGCCGGGGCAGGGTCGATCCCATGGAGCGTCGCACCGCTCGTGCTGTAACCCGGTGCATGCGCCTGCTCAATGTTGGTAAGCATGAGGTCCAGGTGGCCACTGCCCTGCAATTGCTCGGCGAAAACGTGGCGAACCAACACGCCATCGGTGCTTACAACGTCGATCTGGCCCTGTGCGAACCGCGCGTCGCCGTGGAGGTCATCAACCAAAACTTCTCGCGCGCGCAAATCTCCTGCAAACCGCAGCGCGTTGAATACATCCTCGATGCTGGCTGGCTGGTCGTGTTCGTAGTCCACGACGCCAAAACGCGCGACCTGCCGTTCGCTTACGGTCGAGTAGCAGGCCAGATTGTCGCCCTGGCGCAACTCGCACGCAGGGATAAAGCCGCGCTCGGTCAATACGGGGTGCTGCGGAGTGACGGTCAGCCGGCGCCCCGTCCGCGCGGTGGTTACCTCAAGCATCGGCCCTACATATTCGACTCGTAGGCCAGCCTCGACACGGCCCGACACCTGCACAAACCCCGGGAAGCAGTTGCACACTTGCTTGGCACTGCCGGCGGGGTCCAGCGGGTGCATCAGCTGCTCGCCCCCCACGTCGAATGGCTCGTCAATCTCGCGGATCTGCCCGTGCGCCTCGAAGTGGTCCTCGCGTTCCCTCCCGTCTAAAGTTGTTAGCCAGCGCTTGAACGGCACGCCAGTGACGTAGTAGGTCAGCCACTGGCCCTCCTCCACCACGGCGCCGGTTTCGGTGCGGGCGATCAACTCGGCCCGGCTTTGGCTCAGCCAGTCGAACTCCTCGGTCAGCGACTTGGCGACCTCGAACGGCCCCCGGCCCTGGAAGTAAAACTCCTCGGCGATGACCGTCTTCAGCCGCTCAAACACGTCGGCCGCCACGTTGCCGCTGAGCTGGTTGGCCCGTTCGAGCAAGGCATCGGCCACTGCGGGGCTGCGCAGGTTGAACGAGCCACGCACGCCCAGAGCACGGCGCGCCGCGGTGCCCCCGACCTCGAACAGCTCGGGGTAGGCTTCGGCCAGGGTGCCCTCCAGCTCCAGCCGAAACGCGTCCTCCAGGTCGTCGGTCAGGTTGGCCACCAGGCGAAAGTCGTCGAAGTCGAACACTTCCTCCAGCTCACGGCTGCGCGTCGGGCCCAGCGGGCCACCTCCACGGCCCACGGCCTGCTTGGTGGCCAGCCGGTGGGTGGCGTCGGTGTGCAGCCGGCTGAGCACCCCACCGCGGGCCAGCTCGCGCACCACGCGTCGGCCGATCGTGTCGAAGTCGGCGGTCAGCTGGGCGCGCAGCTTCTTAGCGCGGGGGGCCAGGTTCATGGGGCGGCGCAGCACGGGGCCGCGCTTCCAGTCGAGGGCGGGGGCGGTCAATTGCTGCCCGGCTCCTCGCGGGCGGTGTTGGCCGTGGCCAGGTACTCGACCTCCACGGGGTTGCCATCGGCGTCGCGCACGATGCGCACCAGGCCGCGGGCCTCCCAGTCCTGCCGCACTCGGCGGTAGCCCTCGCGCCGCAGGGGGCCCGGGTGCACGCGCTGGTGCGGGTGCACCTGCACCACCTCATCCCCGGGACTAAACCCGGTGCCCCGGTCAATCTTGCAGTCGATCACGGCGCTGACCTTGGCCCGGCGGTTGCGCGGGTAAAACGGCGGCTCGGCCATGAGCATCCAGCCGCAGCCGCGGTACTCGCCCACAAAGGGGGCCTCATCGGCCATGCACATCACGATCTTGTACTCGCGGGGGCACGCACTGGCGTAGCCACACCGCGGGCATACCACGTCCATCAGCTGGCGGCGGCGCTCCTCGGCGGCCACCTGCTCGCGCACCCTAGGGGGGGCCCACAACTGGGCCGCTGGGCTGTAGTCGAGCCGGCGCCGCAGCCGGGGGTCAGGCCGCAGGTCCACCGTTGGCTCCTACCGGTGGGGCCAGGCGGCGCCGATCGCTGCGCATGCGCTCGCTGATGGTGCCCACCCCGGCGCGCAGCTGCCCCAGCTGGTCGGCCGTGGTGCTGCGCTCGCGCGTGGCAGCGGCCCGGCCGGCGGCCTCGGTCAGGCTGCCCAACAGGCGCCGGGCCCCGGGGCTGCCAGCGGTGGCAGCCACGCCCACGCCCTGCTCGCTGCCATCGTCACCACCGGCCATGAGCACGGCGGCCTTGAGGTCCACCAGCTTGGTGGGCATGCTGGCCCACGGGTCGGGGTCGGGCGGGAAATCCTGGTTCTTGACGATGCGGCTGGCCGCTGCCCGTATGTCGTTGATGCTCAGGGCGCCGGTGCTGGCCAGCACGCTCACGATCTGCGCGTCGCGCAGCTCGTCCACGGTGTCGTACTCGTTGTACTGGAACCGCACCATGGGCAGCAGGCGCAGGTCGAGGATGATGTTCCAAAAGGCTTCGAGCATTTCCTGCCGCGGCTCGATCTGGCTGCGCTTGTACGTCTCGTCCTGGGTTTCGCCGCTGCCCGTGCCCAGACTCGCCGTCTCGATGATGCCCAGCTTGCTGGGCAGCATGCGATAGACGTGGATGATGTTGTCGCGGTTGGTTTGCTGGTAGTCCGCCCACTCCTGGTCCTTGGGCTCACCGCCCAGCTTTTCGAAGACGATTTCCACCTGCTCGATCGGCACCTTCAGCGTCATGGTGCGCTGGTCGTCGCCCTCGATCATGTACCGCATGTGGTCCTCGATGGTGTGCTGGATGCCATCGAGGATGCTCTTGCTGTCGGGGTTGGCAAAGGCCGCCGTGGGGGCCTTGATGAACACCACGTAATCGGGCACCCCGCGGTTGATGAAGAACCGGATGTTGCGGTTCGAGGCCAGGATGTTGCCCACCAGGCTGTTGAGCGCGGCCACGATGGGCGGGATGCCGTAGTAGCGCTCGGCCGGGTGGTAGTGCTTGAAGTCCACCAGCTCGCGCTTCAGGTCGCCAAAGCGCTGGCCCTTTTGCAGCTGCGCCCCGTGGGGCAGCCCGGCTGCCACGGCGATGGCCTCCTCCCGGCTGATGTAGGCCCACGGCGTGTCGGTGTCGATGCGCCCCTGGGCCAGGGCCGAGGGATCGAGCGGGGCGACCTCGGCCCCGAAACGGCGGAAGAAGGCCGCGGGGCGCCCCAGCTCGTCCAACTGGGCAAACGTGGTGCCGTCGAAGCCCCGGCGCACCAGCCGTGCCAGCACGTGTATGAGCTGCGTGGGCAGGTCCGCGTCGTCGCGCACGATCTCGATGTGCGCCTGCCCCGTGCTGTCGTAGTCCTTGATCAGCAGCTGGCTGAACGTGCTCACGGGGATGTGCTGGTCGTCAAAGTCACGGGTCATGCTGTCGAGCAGGCGCTCGGCCTCGGCGCGCTGGGCGTCGGCGGCGGTGTCCTCCAGGGCGGTGGGGGCAATGTCGGTGCCCTCGGGGGCGCCCTCCTCGGTGTCCACCAGGCGCCACCCACTGGCCGCATCGAGGGCGAACTGATCGACCACGGCGAAGTAGGTGTGCGACTCGAACAGCAGCCCAGCCAGGGTGTCGAGGTCAAACGGGGGCTCGGCGTACAGCCCCATGATGGCGGCGACTTCGCCGGGCGGCTCGGGCCGGCTCACGCGGCCGGGTGCGGGGTCGCCATCGGCCTTGGCCTGCTGCTGGCCGCGGTGGCGGTCGCGTACGGTGCCGGGGGTGCGCAGCCCGAGCAGGGGATAGTTGGTGGGCAACTCGTGGTAGCGCTCGGCGGTGGTGCTCTCGCGGATGACCACGCTGTGGGCCTCGGGCGGCTGCAGGGCGGGCGGGGCGGGCAGGGGCGGGGCGCCGCGGGTGATCATGGTTTCATTTCCCCCAGGCGGCGGCACCGGCCTGGCGGGGGCCCGGCATCGACGCAAAACGCTTCGACCATGGCCCGTTGGCGCCACTCGGCGGCCACGTCCAGCACGTCACGCCGCAGGCGCGCGTCGCTCACCCGGGGCACGGCCGGCCTGCTCGGGCGCCCGTAGCCGTAAACGGCACGGTAGGCACGCATCAGCGCTGCCAGGCGCTTGTACGGGTTGGCCTCGGGCTCGTCACTCATTCGTGGCTGTCCCAACAGGGCGGGGCCCCCGGGCCAACGTGAACCAAAATCGTCACCAGGTCCAGCGGATTGGTGGGCGTGCCCAGGTGGTCGCGATCCAAGACGCGCACGTGCACGGCCGCGGTGCCACCCCAAATAGGGGTGAAGCCGTCGGGCACTTGGTCGAAGCCGGGCCGCGCGGTGGCCACCATCACCTCAAAGGCGCGGCCCAGGCGCATCAGGCCAGCACCCGCCGCACCAGCGGGCCCCGCCCCGGTGGCAGGGGTTGTGGCCCCCCTCACCGTGGGGCCACGGGGTCGGGCCGGCGCTCGCCCGGGGTGGGTGTCGTGCCGGCATAGGTGTAGGGCTCGGGCCCGGGGGCCATGGGCACCTTTGCCAGCCCCTGCTGCTCGTTCATGCGGGCCAGGGCAGCGGTGATCGCGGCGAGCTGCGATTCGAGCGTGGCCATCTTGGCGTCGGCCGGCGCCATCGCCCCGGTGCCGTAGTTGCTGGTTTGGGGCAGCAGCTCGGTGCGCTGCGTGGGCGCAGCCCCGGTGGGCAGGCGGGCCTCGGCTGCATCGGCGTAGGCCAGCATCTCGCGCCCCAGGCTGCGGATGGTGCGCACCTCGTCGGGGCCCGAGTCGGCCGCCGCAGGCATGAGCACCACGGCGGGGGGGGTGTCGGAAAAGCGCAGCACCAGGCCCAGGGCCCGCAGCGCGGCGTGCTGCCGATGGTACTCCATGGCCTGGTCCTCAAGCGACAACTGATCGGGATTCATGGCTCTCCTTTCGTTTGCGCGTGTCGCGCAGGCGCAGGTCGTATGCTACGGACTTCTTGCTGGTCACTACCCGGCACAGCCCGGGGTACATGCGGGCCATTTCCAGGCACCGGTCCCGGATGGCTTCCGGGGTGCGCGTTTCCTGTAGTCCACCAGGCTCCTTCCAGTAGGCCGTTTTGGCGGTGATCCAGTTGACTCGCACCAAGGCACCATCCGCAAGGTAGCACTGGATGCTGCGCTCGAAGTCGTCCTTTGGGTCGCCCGCCTCTAGACCCGTGAGTTGGCGTGCCGGGTCGGTGCCCCAGTTAATGCAGCCGTAGAAGCACCCAACGATGTAGCACAAGCCGAATGTGATCGTTGGTGACATATAGAAGGGATTGGCAGCGGCGTACCCACCCCATAGCTTCGCCCTTGTGCGGTGACAGGCCAGGAAGGCCGAAGCCACCAGGTCCTGCCAGGTCGTGGCGTCGATGCTTTCCAGCTTTCCGGCCCGCACGATGCGAATGTCCTCCACGTCATCATCGAACGACATGAGCTGCACGCCGGGCGGGTACGCTGCATGCAGAGCATTCCGGTTGCGGGCACAGCCCAGCGCCCCCGCACGCACCTCGACTTCGCCGTAGCCAGCGGCGTCCAGTGACGAGCGGTAGCCAGCGACCTCATCGGGTGCCGTGAAGACACTAATGGTTGAGCGGGCTGCGCCCAGCCGGTCGAGCAAGGGAAGCGTTTTCCGGGTGACCGTTTCGGCGCGCTTGTGGCTCGGAATGGCCACGGGCGGATGCAATGCTACTCGCCCCGGCCAAAGTCGGCCTGCTTGGCCACGGCAGCACCACGCTGCCGCTCCTCAGCCGGCGTACCGCACTCGGCCATCTTCGTGCGGTAGTAGAGCACCAGCGTCATGCGCTCGAAGCGCTTGTGGAGGCCATCGTATGGGCTGGTACCGTGCCACTCGTGCGGGTCGAAGAACAGGGCGTCACCCGTGTTGAGTTCGATGGCCAGGCGGTACTTGGGTAGCACCAGGTGGCCACCGGTGAACTGCCCGGATCGGATCATCACCAGGTTCGAGAACCCCGGCTTGTAGTCACCGTCGTCCTGATGGGTGCCGCACTGAAAGTTACGATTCACGGTGATGGTGGAGAAGCACGTGCCGCCCACCAGCCACTGCGGGCAGGTCCGGTTGGCGATCTCCCGCTGTGCTGCCCAGCGATCAGGCACGGCATAGGCCATCAGCTGCTCGACTTCCCTTGCCAGGGGCACGACCGACTTTAAGCACTCCTGATTAACACCATTTGCCGAGGCGGCACGGCAGTATGGCCGGCGATCATCGCGGTCAAGGCAGCCAACCACATCAGATGAGCCAAGGCGAAGATGGCGTGAAACGTGATTTGGGATTCTATTTGTTTTGCTGCGCACGACGGTGCCGTTGCGGTTAACTGCCGGGTAGCCCTTTAGTGTTCGCCCATTGCCATCACGCCCAGCCGCGCTACCACGGTTTAGTGGTGCATGGGATAGGCCACGCAGCCCACTCCAGGCCATGCCCAACGCACCGGCTGAGAGCGCGCCGCGCAGCACCACGAACAGCGTGCTGCCGTCGATCCGCAGCCCCCGGATCGAATCGCCATCCATGCCCAACACCTCGTCGTACCAACTGGGCTCGGGCCGGAAGCCGCGCAGCGCTTTGGCTTCCTTTTCATCCAAGGCGGCGGTCACGCCCATTTCACGCACCCGCCCGGGGGCAAAGCTGGGGGCCAGCATTGCTATGGGCTCCGTGGATCGTCTGGCATGCCATCGGCCGCGAAGCCCAGCGCGGCCAGCACAATGTCAGTGGGGTTTTCGAGGCCAGCAGCGTTACCAACCTGTCGCATCAGCCCTTTGAACTCGGCCAGCTGGTTGTCATCCATGATCAAACGCACGCTGCGCACGTTGCTGTCCACCGGGGGCTCAAAGTCCCCCGCCCCCTGCTCCACTCCGTAGTCGCGCGCCGCCCCGGGAACAAACTCCAGCACCTTGCCAGGGTAGAAGATGTCCTCGAAGCGCAGCGCTGCAAACAGCGTCTCGGGCATGCTGTCGCGCGCTGCCATCAGAAGCTCGGTCGTGCGCTCGTTGAACGTGCCCATCAGGGCGTCGTTGTTCAGGGTCAGGTTCAGGGCCTTTTCCCGGCCCTCGTCCATGTCCACCACCGTCACCACGCACAGCTCGGTGCCGGCGGCCTGCATGGCCTTGAGCCGCTGGTGGCCACCCACCACCCGCTGGGTGCGGCGGTTCCATACGATCGGCTCCACCAGGCCAAACTCCTGCAGGCTGCGGCGCAGCCCGGCCAGGGCCTCGGGCGTGATGGTGCGCGGGTTGTACTCGCTGGGGCGCAGGTCGGCCACCCGGCGCACTTCGAGCCGCATGCCCGCGAGGTCCACCGCGCTGGGGCCCTGGGGCTCGGTCAGTACTTGGGCGGCGACTTCTTCGGGCCCTTGGGCTTGGGGGGCTTCTTGGGGGCTGGCTTTTTCTTGGGCGTGGCCATGGATCGGTCCTCCTCCTGTAATGGGGCTCATGGGCGCAGCTCCTGCACGGTTTGCTCGGCCCAAAACTCGCCATGTGCGCACCGCACACACGGCGTGCCCAGCGGCTGCCCGTGCTCGCACTTGAGCGGCAGCGTGGGGGGCACGGTCAGCGAGCCGCCGTCGGCATCGGCCACGGCAGCCGAGTTGTAGCTGGCCACAAACCGCTCGTGCAGCAGTTGCAGCACACGTGCCCGGGCGGAAGGCGGCAGTGGCTGCAACAGCTTCAGCATGCGATTCATGGCCAGCACCTCGGCATCGAACTTTGGGCTCACCGTGGCTTTTTCTCCGTCAGTCAGTCGTCCACACCAGGTTGCGGAACGCAATCTCCGGTGTGCCGCCGTAGTCGCTCAGGTGGTCCATGTTGCCGCAGCTCACCGAGTAAGGATTGACCGTTTGCGGGTGCACCGTGACCACGCGCTCGGTCGCCTGCCCGCTGGCCGAAAAGCGCATCCACATTTTGCTGGCCTCACGGCGCTCCCACTGCAGGGAGAATGGTATCCACTTGCCCACGCCGGCATGGGCGATACTCGTGTTCCAGATGTCCACCACGGCATCGAGCTGGCCGTTGCGCAGGTACCAGCGGTTGCCGTTGCCGTCGAGGTTGTAGGTGTGGATCTTCCAAATGCTTTGCGAGCTGATGATGTCAGGCCGGAACCACCCCTGCAGGTATTGGGGGTTGAGCGCCCGCTCGCCCGACTGCGCGGTGAACAGATGCCCACCGCCGCCGTCCTGCGGGATCTGCGCCGTGCGGTAGTAAACCTCGATCGCCGCGCGGCCCCGCACCACTGGGCTCGCGGCCATGCGCTTGTAGGCATTGGCGTTGGTGCCCATCACGCCCACGGTGTTGTTCGACTCGCTCTTGAACTTGGGGGGCTCGTCGATGCACCAGTTTTGCCAGAACCCCGCGCCCGCCAAAAAGCCCGCCAGGCAGATGCCCGTGGGCGGCGGCGGATCGGGCGGCACGATCGAGCCAGCCCTCGTCGCCTTGAACTCAATGACCTTGGGGCTCCCCTGGACTGGACTCCCCTCATGCGTCCCCCTGATCACCACCCGGGCCGTCTTCGTCGTCTCCACCCCGACGGGGAACGATCCGCTCCAGAAGGGATTCAGGGAAACAACCGCGTCCCCCGTTCCAACGGTCCCCGACACCGGCGGTTCGATCTCGTACCAGTCGGCCGGAGCTTCCTTCTCCGCCGACCAAGCGATCGGCAGGGAAGCGTTGCCGACATTCTTTACCCGGATGATCCCCGGCTCCTCGGGGTGGATGATCTCGACGAGTGCTGGCGTCGCGTCTAACACCGGCCCATCCGGCGGCGGGCCCGAGCCCTCGACGAAGGTCTGAGAGAAGCAATCGCTGATCGAGTCCAGTTGCTCGGGGGTGAATTGGTGCGAATCCGTCAAGCATTGCTGGAACTCACCGAATGACACGATCGTGATCGGCTTGAATCCCATCTCGCCCTCCCTAGACGACGGCCCCTTGGGCATGAACGCCGGAGCACATATTCCAGAGGCCGATGCGCCCCGATACGGAAAGCGATTCGTCGGCGATCGCGGTCAACACGGACGGAACGTCCGGGTCAATCACCTCTTGCTTTGCCGCTAGCGCTTGCGCGTAGGCTTGCCGCACCTCGGGCTCGTCCCCCGTGAAAGCGATCCATCCGCCCGAGCGCTTCCACTCGGCGATCAGGTCCGGCACCCGGCTTGACGTGGCAAACACGGCCAGCACGTTGTCCGGGTGCTGCTTCCATAGGGCCACGTGCTCGTCCCAGGTGGCCTCGATCGTCCAGTCGGCCCGCTCGAAGAAGCACGGTTGCGGCGCGAGATTGTCGCCGTTACAGAGGACCTTCCGGCCGTCGAGCGTCCGCAGCTCGGCAAGGAAGGCCGTGATGTTCCGCTGCCATGCGGTCCAGAGGATCTCGTTGAAATCAGAGTATGCAGCGCCCTGCGCGGAAAACGCCCAATAGGGGGGCTGCCGATAGGTGAGATCGAGCCACAGGCCATCGCCCGCGGGCACGAGGTCGTTGATGCGACGGCGCAGCTGGTCACGCTTGGCGTTGGCCAGCTTGTGCCAGGTCCAAAGCGTGGGCTGCCCGAACCACGGGTAAATGGCGGGCACCCCGTCGCTGTTGGCCAGGGGGCCGGCTGATCGAAAGTCCCACAGGTACTTGAACCATGGGCTGCCGGCGACCCAGCCTTCGAGCGGGCGAGTAAGGATGTTGATGTACCGGAAGATTTTGATGCCACGGGCGCGCAGGGCCTGCAGCTTGGGGTGGTCCATCGAGGGCACGGTTTGCGAAATGGAGTACGCGTCGAGCGCGGCCTGCGCTGGGTCGAGCGCTTCGAGGTTCGCCAGCTCCATGTGGCCAAACAGCCTGAGTGGCCGGGGGGCGGCGGTAGGCGCGTCGAGCGGGTCGGTCATGGCCCCTCGGACTGTGGCCCCATGGGTGGGTTGCGCAGTCGGTTGCGCCCCCCGCGAATGGGCAGCGGCGGCGGGGGCTGCTGGCCGTTGGCACTGGGCGCCTCGGCGGCGGCCTCGTCGGCCTCGGCCTCAGCGGCAGGCACAGGCGCCGGCTGCGGCTGGCCGTAGTTGGGGTCCTCGCTCATGGCGATGATGAGGAACCGCGGCTGGCTGCCGCCCGTGGGCGCCCCACCGGGGCCCACGATGCCGGGGGCGGGCTGCTCGCCTGCGTACACAAACTGCACGGCAAAAGGGCGGCGCAGCGCCCGGGCCAGGCTCATAACGCCATCTGGTAAACTGGTCCAGCCCACCACGCGCGTAGTGTGCACGGTCATGCCGGGGTGATAGATCCACGGATCGGCGGCTTGCTGCACTTGATGGAGCATGTGCGCCAACGTAAGCGCGCCACGCGGTGGGAGTCAAGTGGCGACTAGCGGCTGGTGGCTTCGAGGTACATCAGGGCGCCCAGGCCCTTCAGCCGGCAGTCGGCCAGCCACAGGGCCATCAGGCGGTCGCCGGTGTGGTCCCGCAGGTTGTAGCGCCGGGCCTCGGCGATCAGCTCCTCCACCTCGCGGCGCTGCTGGGGCAGGCGCCAGCGCAGGGCATCGAAGTCGGCGCCCATCCCCCGGATGGCCCAGTGCTCCTCGCCGCGCTTGGCCGAGGCCGTGGTGTACTGCCCAAAAACGCGGATGGTCGCCGCTTCCTGCTTGGTCGCCCCCAGGGCCCCCAGCAGCTCGGCGTCCTGCGCGAGGTGGGCGATGTGCAGCTGGGCGGCGTTGGTTTCGACCAGCCACTCGTTAGGGCGCATCTGGCGCTGCACGGCCAGGATCTCCTGCAGCAGGGCCTTGCCCACCCACATGCCACTGCGCAAGTGCAGCAGGTGTTTGTGGGTGGCCGTCTCGCCCACCACGGCGATGGCGGTGAGGTTGCTGCCGGCGCGCTCGCTGGCGCCCAGGTCTACCCCGGCGGTGATCCATCGAAAGGCGCCATCGTGGTACTGGCCGCCCCACCACTCGGGCGGGTCGGTGCACAGCTCCTGGCACCGGCGGATCGACTCGTAGGGCAGCAGGTTGGTGGCTTCGCCGATGGGCACATTCAGCATCTGCCGGGCGTACTCCTGGTCGCCCAGCTCGTTGCGGCGGGCCGCGAGGCGGGCATCGGGCCACACCTCGGGCCACTGGCAGTTGTGGTCACCGGCGTTGTACGTCTCGACGTGCCACACGTCGGGGTTTTCCTTGGCCAGCACGTGGTAGGCATCCAGCTCGTGCCACGTGTTGTTGATGGCCAGGATGCGCCCCTGCTCGGTCAAGCGGCCGATGAGGGTGCGTTTGATCCAGTCGTAAATCTTCTCCCGCCCGGCCCGGGTGAACGCGTTGCGCTCGGTGATCACGTCGTCGAGGATGGCCAGGTCGATGCGCGATCCCATGATGCTGCCACCCACACCCATGGCCTCGATCGAGTAGTCCTTTTCGCGCAGGCTGGTCATGCGGTCGCGCTCGACCGTGATGGCGTTGTTCAGCCACGACACCAACATGCCGCCGTTGCGGGTGGCCGGGCGCAGGTTGGGCCACACCTGGCGCACGGCGGGGTTGAACTGGATGTTGTCCTTGATTCGGGCGAGCCACTTGCGGGCCTGGGTGGCCGTTTCGCTGATGATGGCGATACGCAGGTTGGGGTCGCGGCCCAGCTCGCCCATGGGGCGCATGAGAAGCAGCTGCGACGACTTGCCGAACTCCGGGGGGGCATAAAGAATCAGCCGCGGATGGGTGTCCGCGGCTAGCTGCCATGCCAGGTGAAACGCTTTGGGATTAAGGCGCAGCGCGTGCTGGCCCAGGAAGGCCGGGCTGGCGCGTGCGAGCGCGATCGAAGATTGCTCTAATACCGGCGATCCCTTCGCCGACCGCCAGCTGCTCCTCCGGCGTGAGCCGTTCGACAAGCGCGGCGAGTTCATCGTCGAGCCCGCCGCTTCCGCGGGACTTGCCATTGCCGCCGGAAACTACCACACCCGGGCCCAGGTCACCGTGCTGGGCACCCCAGCGGGCCATGTCGGCGGTGAAGCCCCCCCGCGCGGCCAGGATGCCCCGCAGGCACAGGTCGGCCTGGCGGGCAGCAGCGAGCTGAAAGTGCGCCCGGCGGCGGCGGGCCACGCGGCGGCGCAGGTGCAGGGCGGGGTCGGCCTGGCACTGGGCGTCGCTCAGGTCGCAGTCCTCCTTCTCGTAGTTGGCAGCTGCGGCCATGACCATGCTGTATTGCACGAGGTAGCGCTCGGCCACGCCGGTGCGCACCGCGGCGTAGTCGGTGCGCTGGCTTTCGCGGGTGTTCCAGGCGCGTTCGTCGCGGGCGGCCGTCTCGTGGCTGACTCCCAGTTCCTCGGCGATGGCGCGGATGGGCACGCCCTGAGCGCGCAGCTGGATGACCCGCGCGCGACGTTCCCACAGCGAGTTACCGTTGTCGGCTCGGCGGGAAGGTGGGTGCTGCATCTTCTTGGCGGTACCGGGCTGTGATGCAGGCGGATCGGGGCTTGATGCTTGATTAGACGTGGCCTTATCCATGGCGTACGTCAACGTAGCATGTAGGTATGGCTGGAGGACCAGGATTCGAACCTGGGACGGGCCGGTTAACAGCCGGCTGGTCTACCGCTGAGCTATCCCGCAGTGAATCGGCCGCCAGGGGTGCTAGGTGGTGGCTCGACCGGGCCGTAGTGTCGCAGGGGGCCGTGCTCCTGAGCGCGGCTCATCCACACGAGGTAGCGCACGGCGTGCTCGAAGGTTTCGAACTCGGCTGGCTCGTGGTCGGCGATCTGAATGCGGATCATGGCTTTCTCCAATCCTAGCGCGTCAGGCGGGCACCAGCTCGGGCTCGGGCTGGGGTTGGTTGCCGGTCGGTGGAAACAGGCAAGTGACCACTTCTCCACACTGGCTTGGGTCGAGCGGTGTGATGGCCATGGTGATGACCTCGGGGGTGGGGGCGATGGTGGAGGGTAGCTGCACATCGAGCTGGGCGCCGGCGATGGCCCGATCGAACAGCGCCAGGATGTCGGCATGGGTGGTGCGGGCCATGTCGTTGTAGCTGACGATCGTGGTGTCGATGTCGTCAGTGTGGATGCCTGCGAGGCCAGGCAGCGCCTCGCGCAAGTGCTGAGCTGCCGCCTCGTAGTCCTGAGCTGCCGCCTCGTAGTCCTGTTCCCAGAATAAAAGGGGTGCTTTGCCCCACATCGGGCGCCATGGTTTCGCGTTCTCCCGATGTGAATTGTAATCACCTTGGCAGGTCACACGGATCAGGGCACCCACGGCGCACAGCTGGTTGGCCGTGGGGTCGAAGAAGTCCACCCGCCGGCCGGCTGCGTTGCGGGCAAGGGCTCCCTTGGTCCAGCCGCGCTCGATCAGGGCGCGGGCCTGCGTGAGAATGGCGACTATCGTGGTCGGTGTCATTGGCTCTCCTTTGGTTTGGTCGCTTCACGGGCCGCACGTTGCATGGCCTCGACGGTGTGCCGCTGCTGCTGAGCGGTCCACTGCTCGGCCGGGGGCGTGGGCATGCACTGCTGCGCGAGGCCCCACAGGCCGGCCAGGAGCAGCAGTGCGCAGCCCGCCATGAACAACAACACGGGCATGGGGGCGTTTAGTCGTCTAGGGGCACGGGCTCGCCCTTGGTCAGCAACATCAGCACGCCCAGGGTTTCGGCCGTGTTGCGTTTGTGGCTGCTCGCCGTTATGGGCGTGCCTTCGTACCAGCCGGCCATGCTGTAATCCCACTGGGCGAACTTTGTGGACATCTCCTCCCAAACGCTCTGCTGCAGTCGGAGCACCCGATCGGCCACGTGATAGGCCAGGCCCATCATGCAAAACCGCACGGCGGTGGCGTCCTGGGCGAGCACGTCGCGGCCAGCGGCATCCCGGGCCACGGGCCCATGCATCATGCACCCAGGGTGGTCCAGGATGTACTGTGCCATGGCATGCGCCAGCAGCTGGTACGGCTGGGCATCGGGCGGGGGTGGTGGCAGCTGCAGCGGCACTGCCGTGTTGGGCTCGGGCTCGGCCACGTGGGCCTCGGGCTCGGGCTCAACCGGCGGGAGGGCAAGCCGGGTGATGACGGCATCTGCCATCTGTTCTTCCATTAGGCTCACTTTGTCTCTCCGTGTTTTTGGGTTGTTACCAGGCGGCCCACCACATGGCCGCCCCACACACCAGGCTGAACAGCGTGGGGACGGCCGCTTCACGGTCGGTCATTGACCGCTCAACCAGCCAGGCCCCGGTGAACATCAGCCCACCGGCACCCAGCAGAAACACCACCACCCGCACCACCCCCTCGTACGGATTCATGCGACCACAAGCTGCAACGCGGGACGGGGCTGCGGCAGCCGCACCGTGAGCGCATGCCCTAGGCACAGAAACCACACCCGCGTGGCCTGCATGCCCACGGTTTGGTACTCCAGCCCCCTGGCGGCCGCCCGCTGGCACCCGTCGAACTGGCACATGCCGCGGGCCCGATCGGTCCAGTGGCGCAGTGTGTACTCGGTCATGGGTCCTCCTTGGGCGGCTTGGTCGAGGCCGCCGCTTTGCGGTCGTAGTAGCGCACCCTGGCACGCCACTTGGCGAGCAGTCGTGCTGTGCGCAGGGCCTGGGCTTCGAGCCGAGCGACGTGGCGCCTGGCTCGGGCCTCGCGCTGCACAGCAGCCGTGGCCTGCTGGTGGGTGGGCTTGGGCGGGGGCGGGCACCACGCCACGGCGTAGCCCTCGGCCCAGGGCACGGGCAGCGACCAGTGGGGCACCATGTCGCGGTGCTTCCACCCGCGGGTGTGCATCAGCTCGTGCTCGATCACCTGCGCCAACTGGACCACGCTCAGCGACTCGTCCACGCGGGGCAAGTAGAGCTGCACGTTGATGGCCTCGTGCACGACTACCGCCCCGTCATGCCATGGAGTTTGCCGCCCCACGGCGGCCTCCCCATGTGAGCATCCGGGAGTGCGACGCGTGCGGTACTCGATGGTGAAGTGCTTGGGTCCGGTCACGCCCACATGGTTCATGCCGGCGGTGATGAGCGTGCGCAGGCTTCGTGTGCTCCACCGCGTGTGGTTGGTAATGCGCAAGCGCCGCTTCTTTATCATGCGGTCAACATCTCGCCGCATCCATCGCACACACAACCAGGCGGGATTTCGGCGGGGTCCAAGAGAACGAAATCTTCGGCGGTCGGTTGATCAAGCTCCGGGACGGGCGGGCTCGTGATCGTTTCCAAGTGGCAAGCCTCGCACGCGTAACCCCAACCGCCGCCGATCGGGAACGCCCACGCTTTCATGGCTCCCCCCCCGCTAAGCCGCGCTTGGCTGTCGGCCAGGCCGCTGCACCTGGCACCATGATGTAGTCCTCGAAGGTGTGCGAGCGTGGCGGCGAACCGCCAAACGTCACGATGGCCGCATCGCAGTCCACGATCAGCTCGGGGTGGTTGCTGTCCATCGGCTGGCTGTCGATGCCGAAGCCCGTTTCCTCGCCGTGGGCGCCCTCGGTCATGGCGTCAAAGATGATGCGCGCCAGGTAGGGCGCATCGGTCCAGCGCTGGCGGCGGGCCAGCGCCTGGCGCAGTTTTTCGGGCAGCTCGGTGCCCTCCCAGTGCGTGTACAGGAACACGCTGGTACGCTTGTTTTTGATTTGCACGTTCGCTCGGTCGCCCATGGTGTTATGCACCCCTCACTGCCGGGTTGATGCGCTCGTCCTCGACCATGGCCAGCAGCATGTCGATCAGCGGCTGGCGGTTTTCGGGGCGGTGCAGCCACGAGGCCGCGCGGGTCTCGGGGTCGGTCCACGTGCGCTCGATCGTCATTGCCCACCCACCGCCGGTGCTGGTGGTTACGCCGCCAGGCATGCGACCGGCGGCCGTGGTGCGGTTTTGCAGGTACACGGCCAGGGGCCGTGTGGCGGGGTTTTGCCACTGCACCGTGGCCCGGATGAACAGGCCCGGGTTGCCATGCTCGTGCTTGAAGTCGATGATGACGTAATCGGGGGACATGGGGGTCACGCGGCCTCCCGCAGCTGCTCGGGCAGCAGCTCGTGTTCGAGCGTGTACATGAGGTACGCGGCGGCGGCGGCTTCTAGGTCGCCAACGGCTTCGAGCGCCGCGGCGGCCTGGCGCCACTGCGTGGTGGGCAGGATGCCCTCGGCCTGGCGGTTGGCGGCACGGTGCGCGCGGTGCATGGCGGTCATGGGGTTGCTCATGGCGACTAGCCGTCCTCGCCGTCGATCGCTTCGAGGTCGGCAACGAGTGCGGTGATGGTGTTGCCCATGCCGGCCCCGGTCACGCGCTCCTGTTGGCGCAGCACCGCGCACACCAGGCGGGCCAGGTGCTCGCGCCGGAAGCCCGCGTCGCCCCAGTTGTCGAACAACAGCTCGGCCTCGCGCATGGCCTCGCGCAGGTCGCGGGCCGCTGGAGTGCTGGTTGCTTGCCGAATCTTGCTTGCCATCGTTGCTTGCTCCTGTTGCCGGGCGCGACCCCCATGGCCGCGCACACCCCATACACATCGCAAAAGCGGGGCCAACGCTAAGTGATGCACTGGCCGTGCCCCAGCCGAGGCCCCCGGGCAACTTGCGCGGGCGGGTTGCCCGGGGCGCCCGGTGTGGGGCAAAGCACCCCTTTTATTCTGGGAACAGGCCGGTGCGCACGATCGGGCCATTGTCGCGCAGGCTGTCGCAGGCGAAGTCGTGGTCATCGGTGGCCGGGCGGTTGGCCAGCACCTCAGCCACGCGGGCCCGCAGGGCCCCCTCGTCCAGCTGGGCCACCACGGAGCGCGCGGCCACCACCTCGGCCCGGGTGCGCTCCACCTGGCGCAGAGCCCGGTCGTGCTGAGCCAGGGCCTGCCCCAGGCGATAGGTCGCCACCTGCAGCGCGCGCAGCGCTTCGAGCATTTTGTCGTTAGGGGTCGTCATGGCGTGTTACCAGCCTTTTTGTATGTAAGCGTGTGTCAGGTGGCCCAGCCAGCAACAGCCAGCGAGCCACAGCGATGTGAACACCAGGGCAAACCAACGCATGGCTAGAAAACCTCCACGTACTCCCAGCACAGTGCGAGCACGTCGTCGTAGGGCTGCCCGGCGCGCTTGAGCGTGCGCGACACCGTGCCGATGATGGCGAACACATTGCCGTCGGTGCCCACCAGCTTGCAGTTTGGCTTGGTCATGTTACTTGGCCTCCGCCTGGGAGAAGTAATTGCGGCTGTGAGCCTGCCGCTCGGCGTGCGTCGGGCACTGCCCGCAGGGGCACGCATAGTCGCGGTGATCACAGGTGCCACAGTTTGGGCAGTCGGTGTACTCGGGCTGCGACGTGGCACACTTCGAGCACACCACCGGGGTTTCAGTCTGGAGATAAACCCGCTCCACCAGTCGGTTGCACATGCTGCACGGCGTGAGCCACATCGCCCTTGCTCCTCGTTGCGGCGCGACCCCCATGGCCGCGCACACCCACACCACATTGCAAAGCCTGGGCCAATGCGTGGCCCCGCGCCAGGGCGTCACTTACGGGCCCACGGGGAGCCCACTGCGGGCAAAGCGCCCGCGCGGGGCTGGCAACACGCCCGCCCCCGGTTGGGTGGGTTGACCCGCTTAGCGGGGGAGGACGTAGCGGCCGGTCTTTTTGCCCACCTCGTGCGGGTGCAGCTTGCCGTGGGCCGCCAGGTAGGCGCACGTGCGGCCGACTGCCATGTGCACCCGTGACTTGCGCGTGCCGCGCAGCCCTGGGAACATGGCGCTCGACACGTAGCCCACGTGCATCACGCGGCCCGGGTGGCGCTTGAAAAAGCGGATCACTTCGGCGTTCAGCCCGTTGCGCCCCGGCTTGCCGATGCGATCGAGCAGCAGCGCAGGGTCCTGCGTGTAGCGGCCCAGGCCCACACCGTTGCCGGCGGCCTCGTGTGCTGTGGCTCGGGCCACGACGGGCGACACTGCGCGCCGCGGTGCACGAGCCACACGGGCCACCAGGTTGGGGTCATCGTCGCTCAGCTCGATCGCACCCAGCTGCTGCAAGGCCTTTTCGAGCTGGGCCACCTCGGCGCGCTTCTCCTTCAGTTGTTGTTGTAGCTGCTGGTACAGGGGCAGCAGCAGTTCATTCACGGCATTCATGGGGTTGCTCTCCCGGGTTTGGGTTTGGGGTCGTTTCGGTAGGGGTCAGGCCGCAACTGGCTGCTCGCACCAAGCAGGGAGGCACGCGGTGGGCGGAGCTGCCACAACCCCAGCCGCCAGGCTTGGGCTGCGCGCAACACCCACCGCCCACCGCCGAGCCACGCACCACGGCAATCCGCCCCACCGGACTGACCCCCGTCAGGACCACGGGTGGGCTGCACGCGTTGCACCGGCTCACCTCCACGGCTGCATAACATCAAGCAGGCTGGCGAGCGCCGGTGTATCCCTGGGCGTCATCCCCAGGGTCCGGCATCTGGCAGCCGGAGCCACCGGCGCTCGCATCCCACCGCGCCCGCGGTCAGTCGATCTCTCGTGAGGGCTTGAAGAGCCCGACCAACGAGAATTGCGGGATGCTCGCCCGAATCCTTGCGATCCGCTCCTGCATCGACTCCCGCTTCCCGGCGAACCAGTTGGTGCCAGTTGCGCCCCCATTTCCCATGTCCTCGCACCACGTGCTTTCGCTGGCGCTTGCCCCCTGATCGCAGTTTTCGAGCACCCACCCTGCATGGCACATATCCCAGGCGCTTGCCGTGCTCACGCAGAACGCAAGACCGACGAGTGCCAAGATGGTCGCTTTCATCGTTTTCTCCTGACTGCTATCGACATCGTTCCTTCCGCATTCACCACGCGGACGGAATCGGGAACCTCTCGCCCCACCCTTCCCACCACAGCATACGACCGCTCACCCGCGGCGGGCTCGGGGATCTCGCCGAACCACGCCGTGTCCACGCCCGCCGCATGCGGCCACAGAATGCGATCGGGGCGCAAGTCGGTCGTCAGCAGGTCAACGATCACCACAGCCTGCTGGTACCCGGCGTGGCCACCAGCGGCGGGCACCACCAGCTCGCGCGCAATTTTCTGCGAGCGTTCGAGCGGCATGATTGGCTTTCCGCGGTCGTACACGTACACCGATGCGTGCCGCTTGGGCGTCGCGCTCCTGGCGGTCAGGACTAAAATCGCGCACAGGCCACCGGCGATGATGAGCGCGAGTGCAAACCGCATCCAATCGCGTCGGCGCACGCGCTCACGCTCAAGCTGCGCCCAGGCGGGCTGGTCGGCCTTGCGCACCGCCTGGCAGTACGGACACTTGGCCGCTGCATAGTCGCAATCGTCAATCAGCCTCATGGGGTAACCACCTGTTCTTTTGGCTTGAGCAGCGCCGCGTGCGCACACGCGCGCCCGACGATCAGCAGGATGGGCCCGGCACGGTACTGCCCATCGTGCACAAAGTTGACGATCTGCCCGCAGCCACAGTCGCTGCAGCAGCGGGCACACATGATGTTGACCACCTCCACCCACCGGTGCCCACGGCGCCGGCACCAGAAGCCCTGCAGCCAGGCGATCATGTGGTGCCGGAGGCTGGGCCGGTTCACCGGGCCACCTATCGCCAGCACGTCGGCAGGCAGGGCTTCCACGCTGGCACGCATCGGGCACGGGCTGGGCCCAGTGCACTGTGATGCTGCACATTTGGCTGGGCAGGTCCCAGTCGATCCACATACTGAACAGCCGCGGCGCGTCGGGCACGTGCTGGAAGGTCAGGTTGATGCGATCGCACAGGACACGCACCTGCTGGCTGGTCATCGGGGGCACGCAACTCGCACCCACCTCGGCCCCCTCGGTGCGGATCATGCCTCGGCCATGCCTCGGCCACCCGGCGCAGCAGCGCGGCATAGTCGGCCGGTGTGGGCTCGGGCTTAGCCGTCTCCCACCAGGGGCCCAATTCGTCGGGCAGCAGGTCCCCCAGCATAAAAATCAGTCGTTGGGCCGTGTCTTTGGTCGTGGCGCCGGCAGCCGCCGCGCGGCGGATCAGGCCGCCGGCGCAAAAGCGCACCGCCCTGTGATGACGCGCGTCCACAGGAATACCATCGGCCGTCCTCGCTGTTGCCCAGTCGGTGCGCGCCATCAGGTGGGGATAGTTGGTCACCACGGTGGCCAGCACCCCGGCCAGCTCGCGCGCGTCGGTGATGGGCTCGGCCGGCTTGGGGATGTCACGCGTGCGTGTCAGCATGGGGGCTCTCCCCTGGGTGGGGCGGGGGGGGCATGGGCGCCCCCCGCTCGCTGTTTGTTACGACACCGGTCAATGCCCTTGACGATCGAGTGAGCCATGGGGGTCCTCCGGTTGTTGGGGGGGTTGTGCGCGGCGGGCGAAAAGCCTGGGCAACCCGTGGGCTGCCGCTGTCGGGGCCTGCGTTACCGGCCACCGGGGGCGACGCCCGCCGCACACGACCAACCCACACTGCAAAAGCCGGCCCGGGCCTAAGTCGTTGCCCTGCACTGGCTGGGCCCGCCTGGTTGGGCGCTTTGCCCGTGCATGGCGGGCAAATGGCCCCGGCCACCGGCACCCCACCATTGTGCCGCAACGGCGCCGGCAAAGGGCAAAAAATTGCAGCCATAAGTCGCTGCCACTGGCCTGGTTAGAAAAAACATTTTGCGCTCACATGCCGCTTTTGGCATAATTGGCCGTGCCTGGCAGCCGCCCATGGGTGGCAGCCAACGAGAGGCCCGCCACCGATGGCATCACTCGGCTGCCGGGCATCCCCCCAGCCCCGAAAGGCGCGCACCCCCATGAACACCATTCAAGGCCTATTGGCGAGCCAGGCGAGCGTGGAGACTCTGAGTGGTGCGCCGGCCGTGGTGGCAGAGCGCAGCGATCGCATCGACCAGGTGGTGGCGGCGCTGGCGCGGGCGCAGGCCAGGTTTCATGCCGTGAAGCGCAACGCCGCCAACCCGTTTTACAACTCGCGCTATGCCGACCTCGCCGCGGTGATGGACGTGGTGCGCGGCCCCATTGCCGATGAAGGGCTGGCGCTGTGGCAAACCTTTGAGCATGACCCCGCGCGGCCCGACTGGATCACCACGGTGACCACGCTGGCCCACGGGCCCAGCGGGCAGTGGATTTCGAACCGCATCCCGATGCGCGCGCTGCCCAAGCGGCGCAAGCGCCGCCCGGGTGACGAGGGCGGCGAGGAGGAGTTGATCATGCCGGGCGGGGCCCTGTCGGCGCAGGACCTGGCGTCGGGTGCGCAGTACGGGCGGCGCTACGGTGCGATGGCACTACTGGGCATCGTGGCCGAGGGCGAAGACGATGACGGCAACCGGGCGAGCGGCAAGCGCACCCAGGAGAGCAAGTGGGACACCTACCTGGCGGCGCGGCCCGACGTGGCCGAGGCCCTGCGGGTGGATCATCCGACTATCGCCGACATTGCCCAGCGGGCGCCGCGCTTTGGCAAATTGACCGACGCGCAGGAGGGCCTGGTGCTTCAGCTGGCGCGCGAGCACGGCGGGCAGCGGGGCGCCGTGGTTGCGGGGGTGGCTCGTGGCCCAGCCCCGGCTGGTGCCGGCCGGGGCAGTGATGGACCACTGGGGCCCGAGCCGCCCGTATCGGCCGAAGCGTTCATGCCCGACGCATGGCAGCTCGACCCGACGCAGGAGGCCGCCCTGGTGCGCCTGCTGGACGAGTGCCAAATACGGCACCACCGGCTCACGCCGGACGCCGCGCGCCATGTGGTGCTGCCGCCCAAGCTGGCGCGCGATGCCGGTGTGCCCAGCACCTTTGCCATGGCGAGCCTGAACCGCGAGGGGTGCCGCCGGCTGTACGATGCGCTGATGCAACTGCGCGCCACCAAGCAGCAAGGGCCGGGGACCGCGGGCGGTGGGCAACCACTGCCGGCGGCGGCGAAAACCTCCCCGGGCGATGCGGTCGTGCACCCCCACCAGGATGGTGCTGCGGCAGGTCGTTCGGGATCGTCCGCCGCAAGTGCGGTCACCGGCCCTCAGTCTAAGCCTTCCCATGGATAAGCTCCACTGGGTCTGCTTGCCCTTCGCCACCCCGGAGTCCGCCGCGTGGTTCATTTCCAATCGCCTGGGGCCCGAGCGCCAGCGCGAAGCGCGCATGTTTACCAGCGGCGAAACCCTGCCCACCCAAGTCCCCCCCGCCAAGCTCATCACCTGGACCAAGGATGGTGCTTGCATGACCAGCGCCGAGCGTGAAGATGAGCCACAGGAGAGCGGCCCCCACCCCACGGAAGGAGTGTGAGGTAATAGTGCTGAAACCTGGACGCCGGGGCAACGACCCCGACCTCAAGGCCGAGCGTGTGGTGATGAACGCCCTGCGCGGATGCAGCATGGACCAAGTGCGCATGATCGGGTTTCACATGATCATGCGCTACCCGCGGGCTTTCCAGGAGCTACGGCCCACCATCAGCCAGGAGCGCCTGGTGGGTGAGCCAGTGGAAATGGCCGTGGAAGAAAGCCCAATTTAAACCCCAAAGGAGAGCTACGAGATGAGCACCAAGGCGGGCGTGGCGACGCAGGCCCAGCTGGGCGTCCTCCGGCGATGACCCGTTGGCACCGTGGCAGCAACGAGGCCCACCTGGCCACGGTGCTGGCCGTGGTGGTGCTGGTGGCGGTGGCCGTGGGGGTGCTGTGTGTGGTGCTGGGCAGCTGGCGCCCGACCGCCACCGGTGGGAAACCGCTCGCCCAGCCAGCACCAGTGCGCCGTTTGACCGGTGGGTAGATGGTGGGTAACTTTGCTTTTGGCACTGCACCAGGGATGGCGCACCATGGGCAAAAGGTTCGGCCGGCACCCCCGCGAGGTGGCACCGGCCGTGTGGGTTGGTCCAGCCGTCAAGGAGGACCGCGTTGGAGTCTAGCACCGCCCCCCCCGCCCCGCGCAAGCGCAATGGCAAGCCCCCCGCCTTTCAGTTCTACGCCAAGGACTGGCTCACCAGTGGCAAGGTGCGCGCCATGACGCTCGCTGGCCGCGGGCTGTTCATTGACCTCCTGGCCTTTGCCTGGGACAACCACGGCCTGCCCCTGGACGAGCAGACCATCCGCCGATCGGTCGGTTGCGATGTCCGCGAGTGGCGTCGAAACTGGCAGCAAGTCGTCACCGAGTTTGAGCCCAGGGGTGACCGACTTGTGAACCGCAAACAGGAGCTGGTGCGGGCCGCCATGGATGAGCTAAGTGCAAAGCGCGCACAGGCGGCGCGCATCGCGGTGGTGAACAAGCGGCACGCAAATGGCCCAGCAAATGGCCCAGCAAGTGGGCCAGCAAACGGCCAGCCTTCATCTGCATCTTCATCTTCACCTTCAAGGGGGGGCGGTGCGGGGTCTACCTCCGAGATGGTTTTAAAGCCTAAGCGAGCGCTTCGTCATCCGGGGGCGGATGACGCGGGGTTCACGGCCTTTTGGCTGCGTTATCCCCGGAAGGTTGGCAAGGGCGCGGCTGTGCGTGCCTGGGCAAAGATTCGCCCCGGGCCAGCGCTGGTGGCCGACATACTGGCCGCGGTGGATGGCCAGCGCGAGTCGTGGCAGTGGCGGCGCGACAACGGGCAGTACGTGCCGCACCCAGCCACGTGGCTAAACGAGCGCCGCTGGGAGGACGAGCCTGAGCCCGCCACCCCACCCACCACCCGCCCCGAGGAGGACGAGTGGAAGCGCGAGAAGGCCCGGCTGCTGCGCGGCCTGGTGCCAGAGAAGGAGCCCCGCCGATGAGCCGCTGCGTGGTGTGCCCCGAGACAACGATGCGCCTGGGCCGATCGAACCTGCGCCACGTGCTGCCCGAGCACCACGTGCAAGTCTACGCCAAGGCCGAGATTACAGAAACCGAGGCCGAGGAGTCGTTCCTGCGGCGCAACTGGCAGTGGTCGTACGCGCACCGGGAGTACGGGGCCTTTCGGATCGACCTTGGCCGGCGACAGCTGCGTGGCATGCCGGCAGACGAGGCCGCCGACCGCCTCGAAGCCAACCAGGCCACCTGGCCAACGCACGATTTCACTGCCGAAGTCGAGCACCTGCGCCGGGTGGCAGCGGGCATGCGGGTGTGCCCGGCCTGTGGCCAAAGCCTGAAGCCACCACCGCCGTGCGATTGTGGCTGCCTGAAGCCAGTGCGCCCCGTGGTGGGCTTTGCCACGCCGGGACAGGCGCTGGCACCAACCCCAGCCCAAAAGCCCGCCCAGGAGCCCCTGGCGAACGCACAGGCCGAGGAGGAGGACGACTATGCCAACCCGTTTTGAGGCCCCCGGGCGCGATCGGTGCCGGCTGCATGCGGTGTGCCACCCGCATGCCAGCGTGCAGGTGGTGTGGGAGCCCGAGGGCCCGGGCACCCTGCGCATCGAGTGCGCCTGCTGCAGCCGGCTGGTGCTGCAGGTGGGGCCACTGCCGCCGAGCACGATCGGCGAGCTGGTGCGGGCCGAGCCATGACGGCGCCCAGCCAGCCACCCGAAAAGGAGGCCACGGCCGCCTTGCTCTGCCGCCGCGTGGGGTGTCAGGACCCGGTGCGCTACCGCGGGTTTTGCAGCCCCCTCTGCTACGCCGTGACCGAGGCCCTGTACGCCGGCCGGGCCGCCGGGCTGGCGGCTGCGCTCGGCATTGCCCGGGCTGTGGTGGACGAAACCGAGCGCTCGGTCGGCGGGGCGACGCCCATGGCCGTGCTGCTCGTGAGCGACGCCGTGCACCGCATCGTGCACCAGCTGCAGGCCCTGCGCCTGCAGTGGGACGAGGAGGCCCCGCGATGAACGCCACGGGCTTCCGGGTGGCGGTGGCTGGTGGCCGAGCCTACCAGGTGACCGCGCAGGACGAGCACGCGCTCGACACGGTGCGGGCGCTGCTCAACGCCGCTGGCGGGTGGGCCGTGTTGTTGCACGGCGGGGCCACGGGAGCCGACACGGGTGCCGCCACCTGGGCCGCGGCGCGAGGTATCCCCTGTGTGTCGTTTCACGTCGAGGACGCCCTGTGGCGTGCCGCGGGCCCGGCGGCTGGGCCCATACGCAACCGCATGATGCTGCGCAACGCCGACATGCTGGTGACCTTTCCTGGGGGCGGTGGCACGGCCAGCGCGGTGAAGGAGGCCAGGCGGCGCCGGCTGTTCATCGTGCACCTGCCCATGGAACTTAGCTGCACCAAGCTGGAGGACACCGCGCTGGAGGAGCTGGCGCCTGACGAGATCGCCGCAGCCGAGGCCGCGCAGAAGGGGGAGGAGTAATGGCCGCGCCGCTCTACAAGGTGCTTAAAGACGGCAAGTCGTGCAACGGCGGCACCATGCAATGGTCGTTGCCAGAGAACGGCACGCCCGGCGAGTGGCTACGCGTCGAGGGCGACTTGAAGATGTGCGAGCGTGGGATTCATCTCACGCGCGAGCCGTTCCGCTGGTGGGTATGGGGCGCTGATCTCTACGAGGCCGATGCGCCCGCGATCGTTGAAACGCGCGATGACAAGGTGCTAGTGCGGGAGGCGCGGTTGCTGCGGCTACTGCCCAAGCCCGATTGGCTTTTGCGCACCGAGCGATTCGTGAGCGATGAGATTCCCTCAGTACCGTGGCTCAAGCCGGACGGCAATCCGCTTCCCGAATGGCGTATGCATCGGGGCAAAACTTGGGACGCAGCCGGGGACGCAGCCAGGGACGCAGCCAGGGACGCAGCCGGGGACGCAGCCAGGGACGCAGCCAGGGACGCAGCCGGGGACGCAGCCAGGGACGCAGCCGGGGTCGCAGCCGTGGACGCAGCCGGGGTCGCAGCCGGGGCCGCAGCCGGGGCCGCAGCCAGGGACGCAGCCAGGGACGCAGCCAGGGACGCAGCCGGGGCCGCAGCCGGGGTCGCAGCCGTGGACGCAGCCTGGGACGCAGCCGGGGACGCAGCCGTGGCTGCCACCGCTGGCAGCCCCGGGGCCCGGCGCCTGTTGGGCAGCCTGACCGAGGCCGCCGGGGCCGCAGCCGGGGCCGCAGCCAGGGACGCAGCGCTGATGGCGCGGCTCATGGTCGTAGCCGATTTGCCGGTTGATCCGAAGCACTTCATCCACGCCGCCGCGCGCTGGCAGGTCTGGCAGA